CCGACGCCATCGCCGTGCCGGCCATCATCTGCTGTTGCTCGGCCCGGGCCTGACGGATCGCCTCGATCTCCTGCCGCGACCGCATCAGCCGCGCCGGCACGCCCGAAGCCGAATGCAACAGCGCCACAACCGCGTCAGCATTTACAACGTCGGCTGCCCGCGGGTCAAGCTGGCTGATAAACGCCACGCCCTCCAGCCAGCGGATTGCCGCCATGGCCTCGGTCTGCATGGCCGAAGTGATTACCGGCGAAAGGTGCTGGATAACAAAAGCCTGCCCAGGTTCGGCTGGAGGGGCCGGCAAGCGCCCCTGACGAGTCAGCACCCCCATAACCCGCCAGATCAGCGGCTCCAGCAGGGAGTTCTGAAGGCGCAGCACCATCGGGCTAACTGCCCGGTTGCGCTCGTCCTGGCTGACCATGATCTCGCCGACCGTGCGGGGCTGCTTGGAGCCGGTCGGGTTCTGGTCCATAAACAGGTGGATGAAAAACGCCTCGCGGATACGCCGCTCCTTGTCGGCCAGCATGTCCACGCCAACCTCGATTCGGCTGGCCCCAGGCGGCAGAAGAGGCTCCAGTGCGTTCTCGCCATCCGTATAGGTGATGCCGGCCGGATAGAGGCGCAGCGGGGAGAGCAGCGCGCCATCCCGCACCATCCACGGCGGGTCCACAAGCTTTTCGGCCCCGCGGGTGATGAGTTCAGACAGGCTGTTCGCCTGGGCCGCCTCGCCAAGCGCCGTCATGGCCGGCGAACGGCCCCACACGCCGTCGTCCACGCTGTACCACGGAACCAAAAAGATCGGCTGCTCCAAGAAGACGCTGACCTCAGCGTAGGTATCGGTCTCGGGGTGCAGCCAAATGCCCACCCACTCCGCACCGGTGGCCAAATACTGCTCCGGCACGATATCCTTGATCTCCGGGTCGTCTGTGCGGATGCAGGCGAACAGCATCTCGACCGGGGTGTCCAGCTTGGGGTTCAACTTGCCAGCCAAAGCAGGGAACTTCATGAGGGCCGCCCGGGCACGGAAAGTCTTACGAATATAGACCGCGCAGGTCTCGCCTTCGGCGTCTGCCTCGCCAGACACCTCCCAGACCGGGATGTGCTGGAACCGAACGCCCCGCCGGTTCTTACGGTCTTCCCAAACCGCGAGACACCCGGAACCGTAAGCCCCCAGGTCAAGGGCCATCTTGTGAAGCGCCGCGACGGCGGACTGCCGGCCGGTGAACAGAGTGGTCCGCACCCGCTTGGCTACCAGGTCACACCACTGCCGCAGAGCCATGTCCTGCCGCAGCAAGTCCTCATCCGCTTCGCCGTTGGCCCCCTCAGGCTTGATCCAAAACGACTGTGTGCCGACGGCCCCGGCCACAAATACGTTCGACAGCAAGAAAGACGCGAACAGCTCTAGCGACCGAACAGCCGTGCTGTCCGCCAGCCGCCGCTCCCGCTCGTCTCCGGAGCTCTGCTCTTCGCGGTAAGAAAGAGACGAGGGAAAACAAAAGCTCTGGATGGTCCGCCAGAGCCCTTCTCGCTCTTTGCGGACAGTCTCAGCCGCCGCGATACGTTCTCGAAGGGTCCTGGCCCCGGTCATCAGCCAAGCAAGTTCTGCTGGTTAAGCATCGTCCGCTCATCGGTGAGCAGGGTGGCGGCGCGGCCCTGCTGGACTCGCATCTTCGCCTGCATCTCCTTGAACGCCCTGCGTTCCGCCTCCTCGCGCTCCTTCCTGGCCCGCTCCTCCGCCTCGCGCTGGATAACGGAAGTATCCGGCATCTTCGGCCCTCTAAAAAACCCCATTAACCTCTCTCCATCTGATAGAGGGGATTCGCTTCCCGCATGGCAGCTTCCATCTTTCGAGCCTCTTCAGGCGTAAAAGCCCCCCTAACCTTATGCCGTTTCGGCTTCGAGTGCAAGGCCCACCAACGCGCCTGCTCGATCGGCGACCGGGCCGTCAACGGAATGAACTCCTCTGCCGCCGGATCGTCCCGAGGATCAAGCGGGGCGACGCGAAAAATCATCGCTTGAACCACCCCCTTACAGTAGCAATGCCCCTCTTAACCCACTGCCGCACGCGCTCCAAGGCCCCACGGATGGCACGAAACACTGCACGCATGTCACACCCCCTCCTCATCAGTGGCCCGCTTCTTCCGGGTTGGCTTAAGCCTCGCCTCCAGCTCGGCTACCACTCCCTCCTGATAAGCTACCAGAGCAGCCCGGGGGAAGTCACCAACTCTTTCAATCCGGAACTCCTGCGAGCCCCGGGCCGCCCATTCGCGAAGAAGGGCCAGCTTCTCCCGGGCCTGAGAAAGCTCGATAGAAGTCGTTTGGTCGGACATACTTTTTGTCTCCTTTCAGCAGGGTGTGGCAAGCCGGCAACAGTAGCGGGTTCGCCACAAACAGAGAAGTCATAGCACACGCCGCCACCGTGCACATCTCCTCCTCGGAAAAATGCCGGTCCTGCTGCCCGGTCTCGTAAAGGTAGGCATGCAGAGCCTCGTGCAGGAGGGTGTCCACAAACCGATGCGGGGCCAGGTCCGGGGCAACTGTAATAATCTGAGTCTTGGGGTCAGTCTCCCCAAAAGCCCCGTCTGGCAAGGTGGCCATCACGACCGAATAAACGGTCGTACTGATCATGAGCAAAGGCATTCTAAGTCTCCGCTGTAGTTTGGGCATTGTAGCGGCTGCCGAAAGACCATTTCGGCATACCTATGGCTCCGGTAGCTAGAGCATCGGCAACATGCGATGCCATGTCGTGCACAGGCTCTTCTTTTAATACGCCAGTTTTTTCGTCCCGCTCCCGCCGGTAAGTTGCAAGTAAGTCCAGCCCGTCCATACACGCGCGCGAGAACACCGCATGCTTGAGCAGCCGCCGGGTAGCCGTGATCTGCTCGATCTTAGGCGCTTTGCGCACGGGGGTTCCTATAAGCCCCGCCTCACTGAACTGGCTGATCCGGCTCTTGCCGGAGCCCAGCTCATGCTGGGCCACGTCGTGCGGCATGTAGTTGACGCCCAGCCGCCAAGCCTGGCCGTCTGTGACAGCATACTCCCGGACGCGCTGCACGATTGTCGGGATAGAGGCCCCAATGAACTGGAGATAGCCGATAAAGATCGGAGTGCCGGCGACCCGCTGGAAGAACCAGACCACGGTCATATCGTTCCACCCCAGGTCCCAACAGGTGTTTACCTGCAGGTTCGGGTTGTACCGCACATCCGTGATCCGCCCCGAGGCCCGAAGCTCCTCCAACTCCAGCCGGTAGATCGCCCCCTCAACGCCCGCCTCAAAGTCGCACTCGTATTCCTGGGCGAACTCGGTTGGGCTCAAGTCGGCCCGGAGGTTGGCGATCTCTTCCAGGGTCACCATGCCCGTCTGGTGCACCGTGTACAGGCTGGCCGACCAGTTGGTGCTGGTATTGGTCACGACCGAACCGTCGTGCCGCCGCCACGTCACCGCCTCCCCGGCCTGCCAGCGGGCCGCCCGGTCGTACATCCGGTAGAGGTGATTTCGGCCCAACGGGGTGCCAATGAAGTCGGCCCACTGGTTCGGATAGCCCCGGTGGTCAAACCCCTGCCGGCTTTTGTCCGACAGCATCGGCCGGACCTGCTGAGTCCACACATGCTCGGGGATGTGCTGCCACTCATCTGTCACTACCCCGTCCAGATAGCCGCCGCGAAGGCGCTGCTTAGGGCTGTCCACGCCGTACAAACGAATGCGACTAACACTGCCCCGGACGGTCGGGATGTACACCGCCAGCCGGCTGTCCTTGACCGTGGCCCCGGGGATTTCGAGAGCGCGGTCCCTTAGTTCAGCCCAGGCAATGTCCTCGACCTGCGAATAGGTCGGGCCGAGATAAGCATACCGACCGTTCGGGAACGGACAGTTTACCGCCCGGTCCAGCAGCTTCATGATCTTGGCGATGGTGTTGTGCGTCGGAATGTAATGTTCCCCCACAAGAAACAGGCTATCCGCCGCATCGACCGTAATGCACCGCACCGGAACAGACGGCACCGGCTCGACCGCCACGATGCTGCGGCAGCGGTTGTGTTCCGCCCGACCACGCCACCGCTCCGCCTTGCGCGGTAGCCGAAAGACCTGGAAGTGCGGGGTAAAGTGAATACGCACACAATCGACGCCGGGTTTCGGCTGAACCATGTGTATCAATCCCAAGGACCAAAGCAGCCGCGATACGTCTTCGGCCAAACGCCCCCGCTTCATCACGAGTTCACATTTGCCGTCGGCGTCAATGTACCCGTCTGTGTCCATCAAGCCCTGTAGCAGAGAAATGCGTTGCTCTCTCGACGCTCGAAGATACGCTTCCGGGATGTGCTTGTCTCCGAGAACGTGAAGCCCGGGCTTTCCCGTCGTTTTTCCAGTTCCTAACACCCGGGCGAGTCCACGGATATTGAAGGTGGTCGCTTTGCCGCCGTTCTGGTGCTTAGTGGGGACGACCTCAAACCCAGCACGGACAAACGCCTGCTCCAACCCATCCATCCCCGTAAACTGACCGTTTCGCGTTGTGCCGTCACCCAGCCATAGGCCCAGGAGGTACGGGTCCAAAACAAGGTCGGCCGGAGGATGCTGAACGGCCTCAACAGCCGGGACGCGGTGGTTCCATTCCCCCCGGCTGCGCAACGTAGCCGCTATCTCTTTCGTAGTGCGGACAGAGGCGGGCCTGGGAGTCAACACTCGACGGCCGTGGGTTCCCTCCGGGCGAATGTGGTAATGACGATCAGCTTTTGTCGTGGTGGCCCACAAGTGGTCCTCGTCCGCTACGATTTCTTGCCCGCAATCGAACGTGACCCGGTAGCAGGGACGGCCGTACATCACCGGCCACGCTTCGAGAACTACAGTCGGCTCGCCGTCTCGACCAAGAATCACATCGCCGGCTTTCAGCGCCCCCATAGTGGACCAAGAACCGTCCGCCATGGGGACGGGCGTATCCAGCGCTAGAGCCTTCCCGGCACGGCGATGCCAAACGTCAACCGAGAAGCGGGTCTTGCGCTCCACGTTTTCTAACTGGTGCGGGGCGGGCCGCATGCCGAAATAGGCCCAGGCATCGAGGGGGGTAGCAGGCCGAAATTCCGGCCGCTTGTCTTCCTCCCGCGCCACCTTGGGGGCGGCGATCTTAATCAGCCGGTTTGCTTGGGCCAGGATGGTCACAGGTCACTCAGCCCCGAGGCTGGCGCTCCCAGACGGCAAATACTGTGAGCCAAGCCTCGAATAACCGCCGGAGAGGCGGCGCAAGTCCTCATGCGCCCGCTCAAGCTCCCCCTTGAGCAGGCAAATCTTGATGCTCAAGCCGAGGATGATGAGCAGCAGGATTGACTCATACATGAGAGGGCTCCTTTCGGTCCAGAAGCCGACCATACCTCAGCCGGCCGGCTTGGCGCAACGCCGTTGGCAAACAGGCCCGGCAGTGGGACGGAAGTGGGCTGTACCGGCGCAACGGGGTGATCTCCTCCCAGTGGCGTCCGCAGGCACAGCATGTCATACGCCACACCAGCCGAGGCCCATCTGGAGTATCGACCACCCGTTGCAACACTCCGGCCGCCGGGCCATACGGGGCCGGACGGTAGTACCGAATTCCTGGGGGCGGGGGTTCAATGAAGTCGATAAGGTGATAGACGGCAGTCATAGGTCATCATCCGGCGGTGACCACAAAACCGCCAAGATCGATAGTTCCTTCAAGTCGTACTCCCGGCCGCCACGGCGGACGTTAGCAGGACCATGGCGGCCCAAGCCCCGCGCGCCCTTCGCGCGCAGCCACTTAGCCACCTCAGACCGCTTCTCTGCAACCCAGACTTCCGGGGGCGGCTCTGGGTTCTCCAGGCGAAAGACTGAACCCACCCATACCCGCCGGGATAGAAGCTGCGGGTCTATACTGAGCGGCGGAATGTCCTCATCGTTATTGATCGCTGTGATCAGCGTCTGCAGGTCTTTGTATCGGTACTCTTTAGGCATTGGGGTCCTCCTTGGTTCACACGCCACCGATCGGAGCCATGAAGCACCAGATCGTGTACAGGCCACAGACATGGTAGCGCCCGTCAGGGCTCTCCATGCGCAGATGATACGGGATGATATACCGGGTGTTCAAGCGCAGCTTCGGGTGCTCACTGCGGTCGCGCAAGATCACCTCATAGCCCTCGGGAGTAGCCCTGACCCGGTTGGATGGGATCGGAGCACACCAGCCGTGGGTGCAGCAGCACTGCCGGCTGTAGGCGAACCCAGGCTGGTTGCAGGACCCAAACTCCTGGTCCACCTCGCCCACACGGGGTTCAGCGTCATCCCGGATGGTCACGGAACCATCCTCATCGCCAAGGGCGGGGCTGGAGATCAACAGACCGGCGACCAGAGCGGTCAGAAAGAAGCGGAACATCGGGGCCTCCATGGTTGTTGCAGGTTTCGCTCTATAGAATACCTAAGGTCCGCGCCGCGGCGCGATCTCAATGAGCCTCATGAGCCCCATGGAGTTAACATGAGCTATGGATTTTGCTCCTGACAAGATACCGGCAATATGTCCAAGACAGGGCCGGCCCCTTAGGGCCGGTCCCTGGCTTGGACAGCCGGA